TGGTAGCTGTGATGTCTCCGGTGCCTTGCTCGAAGATAATATCCTTCAACCCCTCGGCAACTGTGGTGGCTTCGGCAACTGTGTAAGTTGCCCCCCAGGTAGAGACGTCTGCTGCTGCATTCAACTCCAAAGCGGTGGCAGTAACCTCTACACCGTTTATCTCAAAGGTATCTACATCAATATCAAGGTCCGATGCAGACCCTCCTGAGATAGTGCTATCCTCAATGGTACCGCCTGAGATAGCACTATCCTCAATGGCAGACCCTTTAAGATCCTGATCTTCGAAAGCAACTCCTATTGCTATTTGATTCCCCATGACCTACCCCCAGATCCTTACGCCGGTCTCTGGTCGCAGCACATCAACGCCAAACAAGACGTCAATACGACAAGGCATCCGATCATTGTTAATATCATACTGACGTACGATACGCATTGAGATTCCGTTATGAACCTGACGAGAAGCCATATCAACGCCCTGCGGCATGATGAGGTCAGCGGTTGACAGGGTGATTGCGTTTTCGTGGAAAGCCAAGTTCTGCGGATAGGAAGTTGTTGCGGTTCCAAGCATGGTTACAACTGCAGTAGCCTGTGGGAACGCATCAATAGTTGCGAGAGCTTCATCAGCTGTGTACATCGCAGGAGATACAGCCAAGGTACCGGTTGTAGTGGCGGTGACGTCTGCGGTTACTACGAACTGCTGCAAGGCTCCTGTGCTTTTCCGAGTCTGCGGGTTGACCGAATTAACACCAGCGACTGTAAACACATCACCTTTTTTCCAAGTCTTGCTAGACCCGGTAAAAGAGATAGGCAAGGTAGTTTGCCCCTGTACAGCAACCGTCCCGGTTGAGGTTATGGTTGTTCCCCAAGTACCATTAAGATGCGTGGTGATACCCTGGCCCATTGCGATTTCCTTAAAACCAAGGATATTCTCACCCATCATACCAGTTTTGAACTGACCGGAAATGGTCCCATTCGGGTTGAACAAGCCCTTCAAGCCTTCTACAGTTGCGGCATTAGCTGCCGGGTTGTAGACCGCACAACGCTTACCATCCATCATGGTGTTCATCTCATTCATCTTCTGCTGCGCCTGCAAGAGGACAAGAGAGGTAGCCGGAGTTGTACCGGGGGTACCTACTGAATGGTAGATGCCTTGGTAGGCGCGCTCAGCAATAGCTGCCTCAATAGAAGCTGCGAGTTGAGAAATACGAGGCTTGAGTTTACGCTCCGCGAAGTCATCAATGTTCAATGTCAGTTCGGCAGAGGTAAAATTCAAACCGATGTGCTTCTGATCTGTAATAGTAACGGTAGTGTTCTGCTCATTGTCATCTTCAACACCGAGAGCCGCGCCATCAGTTACAATCGCACGATCTGGTAGACGAACACGCAGTTCATTACCGATCTTAGCTCCGGTTGTTGCGAAAGAGCTGTCGTATTGCCGATTCACATTACGAATCAGTGGTGATTCCAACTCAAGGATATCAAGCGCCTTGAGAGTAATCATGTCTATGGTTAGGTTCGAGTTGCTCATTTTTTACTTCTCCTTATTTATAACCCTGTTTGCGGTAGATAGCAGCCCGCCTTTTCCGATCAGCTGCAATCCATTCCGAGGCGGTCATATCACCAACACTTCGAGGGTCGGTTGTGTCATAAGTAGGGGGAGGGTTTGCTCCCTTACCTACAGGTTTAATTGGATCTGGTAAGTTAGTCACACCTGGTTTAGCTGGTTCTTTTGCACTTATCGAAGCCTCTAACTTACCAAGCTCAACGGCCTGTAAGAGGGGATTCAATCCAGATATTCGAAAAGCCTCTTCGGGGTTGCTCCCTAAGTGGTAGGCGAGGTCAGGTCCGATTTCAGAGGACTTAATAATCTCAGCCATTTCCCCGGTTATACGAACCTTAGGGTTATAGGCCACAACCTCAAAATCGTCATACTTCTCAATCGCCTTCTCTTCTCGAGCTCTGTAACTGTCTTCCGTAACTGTAGCCTGCGCAGTCGCCTCTTTATGAGAAACAATAGCTTCCGCTTTCTCCTCAGCAAGGGCTTCTATGTAGTCTTCAGTCTTTTCAAAATCTTTCGGGTCTAGCTTAGAGTCTAACTCTAGCGGTGGAGGTTCTGGAGGGTTAAGTTCTCGCTCCAATTTCCTTTTTTGCCTGGCTAGTCTCTTCCCCATCTCCGCCTCAAGTTCCTCTTGAGTGAAGGTTTTTTCAGGTTCTGCTGGTTCTGCTGGTTCTGCATCCGGATCAACTACTGGATCAACCTCAGGAACGTCCGTGGGTTCTGCAGGTTGCCCGGGCTCTGCCGGTTCTACTACAACTTCAGGTTCTGCTGGTTCTACAATAGGTCCATCCATTTTAAGCTCCAATGGCCAGGGAAAACGCCCTGTACGCTTTAAACTCAGTTATCACTCATAGATAACTGTAATTTCTAGGGAATTTGCAATTACCATGTAACAGCCATTATTAAACCACAATCCGTTACTAAAGTCAAATATATCATTGGCTGCTGGGGTTAAAGTTTCTATTATAACAGGATCACCAGTATCCCCGTCTGGAGAGTCATACACTTTAAGCGTACCGGTGGAGGTTGAGCTGACCAGAATGCTTTTTAACCTCCCTGCCATAGGTTTTATTTGTGCTGTTCCTGAGATTTGTTTATAATTCATTTATGAACTCCCTTGGTTTGGGTTAGTTGGTTTTGTAGGGGGATTATTATTTGGTACTCCCGATGGTTTACCTCAAAGATCCCCACTCTACCTGCTCGTCCGTCAGGTTACCTTGCAAACTTTGCAGTCGTTTAGTCTCCGCTTCATACTCTTTAATATCAAGCTCCCGAACTTCAAAACTATTCTGAACATTCTCCAGCATGCCTTGCATTTCCTGCATTTTCGCTTGCATCTCTTGCATCTGCTGTTGGGCCTGCACAAGCTCAGGGGAGTCCTCATCAGCAAGCAACTTGGGATCAATAGTACGCTTGAGCCGCTTAGCAAGCTCCTGCGCCCCCGGCCAATCCATAGCAGTTACAATCAAGTCCCCCGCAACCCCCCATAATTCCGGATTCCCTTGAACCAAATTCCCCATAGTTTCAGCAGCTTCCTGCCGCTTAGTCATGTAACTTGGCCCGGTAGTAACGCATACATCGTACTTACCAACACCTGGATTATAGATACTTTTTATCTTATTACCAGCGGCGTCCATTATATCCCGTTTAGCTTCCTGCTGATTTGGGTCAAATTCTACTTGCTCAGTAATCCCTTCAATGTCAATTATCCGGGCTATCCGCTTCGTATCCATTACCTTCGGGATAAGGTCAATAATCTGCCGGGTGCCGAATCGAATGCCTCTTGCAAGATTATCAACATAATGATAAGTACCAGTCTGAGTTTGCGTTTGCCGCGCGATAATAGCCTTGCCGCTTTTCTCATTCCCCTGTTGCCCAAGGTCTGCTTCATACTGCCCGGTAGTTGATTTAATGTCATCAGCAGCTCCCATCTTAGCTTGGATAAGCCCGGTTTGAGCTAAAGGAGGTGCAGCTCGTTGCGGCAGTGGCAGCGGACCTCCTTGTCCATCTGTAATATCTGGGTTAACTTCTAAATAAGGCCAGGGGATCGTATTTGCTGTTTTCCATTGCTGCTCATAACCCTCAAACTGCCCTCCGTAGCCGATAAAGGGGGCCTTGGGGGCAAGAGCAAGCATTTCCGCTTCCTGACTAACCCAATAGTTATACATACGTTGAGCGTCCTTCGCATTCCTTACCAACCCTGATACATGCAGTTTCCCTTCAATCTCAAACTCGTTACCGATGATCCTGATAACCGGAATCCACTTACCAAGCCATTCTCGCTCTTCCAGGACCTCATAACCATTGATCTTGCACCATTTTACCTTCTTTTTAGCCGAAGTCCGCTTTCGAACTGGCTCAACACCAGCCTTTGTGTTTTCCACTTCTAGCAGACTGCCCTTCTCCGCCACCTCACCTCCGGGATACAGATATAACTCAACATTCTCATACTCTACATAGAAGTACTCCGCAATCCGAATGGTATCTTCATTAAGCCAAGTATCGTAACTCTCATTCCCTTTGCTCAAAGCCTGTAAATTACTAATAGGCATAGCATCGGGGTATTCCAGTTCAAACTCTTCCATAAGCATATCGGTGAACAGAAAACAATAAGACGAGTCAGCTCCAGTAGGGTCTTGAATCATAGGATCCATTAAGACGCTGAATTGATTCCGAATCCGGCCTATTTTTATTTCCTGCTCAAAGGAATCTTCGTCTATATAGTCAGTTAATATCCG